GACTTTCTTTAAATTGCCACACATAGTATCTAACTCTAGCTGTAATTACATTACTGTATTGTTCGGGAAAAACTATTTCGTCACCAAAAGCACTTAATGCTGTTGGTCTATTAAATGCATAAAAGTGCACATTATAAACTTTGTCCGGTATCGGACTTAACCCAAACTTTCTACTGTCTGGGGATTTAAATACATATTTAGGCTCACCATAAGCTTGTGTATTTGCATCATCTGCATTTTCTGGGTCTCTTAAAAATCTTCGCCATTCTTCAAGGTTAATGTGTTTTAACCCATTAGAAACAAACGGAGCTGACTCACCAGAAACATTGATTGTGGTAATATAAAAATCATCCCAATCAATAGATGCAAAGTCTGTAGTTAAACTAGAACTACCATCCTTTAACGTATACCATCTTTGTCCAGCTACTGTCGCAACAGTTGTATTACCATAAAACGGGTCTGTTGCTCCACTTAATCCTGCGGAAAAGAACGGTAGCTGTGGTTCTTCATTTGCTACATCAAAGATAGCTTTATTTATAGAATCTTTAACAAACTGTTGAAAACCTACAGCACTTGCAAAGTTTGTAGAAGTTAGAGGAACTTCGTTTAGTTCTCTAAGTATCTCATTAGTTAAATCTAAATATGTAGTTGCCATTATTTATTTGTGTGTCTTTTTTGTATCTTGAAATCTGCTTTTAATGAAGCACCCTTATGTTTAACAAACTTTCCAGAGTGCTTCATTAGTTTATAACTGCCATTCGGCTGCTTCATCCAGTGATAACCTTTTGGAGCTGCAACTTTCATTTTAGTTAGGTTTTTGAACTTCCATAGCACCACCCATAGCCATGCCAATTCTGTCCATTTTTTTGTGAGGACCACCGTGTTTCATTTCTTTACGAGCAGAACCACCGTACATCATTTTCTTTTTTTTCTTTTTGTCCATTCCGTACATTATTTTTCTCCCTTAGATTCTTCATATTCGAATCTCATAGTATTGTGACCTACCATCTCAGAACATTTTTCTTCTTTCTGATGAATAGTTTCGTAATACATAATTTTTTCCATGTTATTCTCCTAAAAAGGAGGAGTCCGAAGACTCCCCCAATTATATTTAGTCTACTGTGTAGAAAGCAGATACTAAAGCTTCTGGTCTAAGGACCTTAGCTCCGTATACGTGCAATCCACGAACTATGTCACCAAACGAAGTTGGGTCTCTCAACACTTCAGTTGAGATAATAGTTTGTGCAGTTGCAGTAGAAGAAATGTGACCGGCAAGAATCTTACCAGTAGCTGTACTAGCAGCAGCAACATTATTAGATTTGTACATGTCAAATCCTCTTAGTTTACCACTAGATACAAGACCATTTCTTATAGAGCCTTGACCTGCGTTAAAGTCTACAGACAATAACTTAGAACCAGATTGTGCAAGTTCATTGTAGAATGAAGGTGGTGCAACGAACCATCTTCCTTCTTCAGGAACGCTTTGCTCATCTAGTAACTTAGCCATAAAAGACATCACATCTAACGGGTCAGTTCCAGTACCATCAGAACCTAAAAGGTCGATAGCGTTAGAACCACCTTGATGCTGACCCATAGTTTGAGTAGCAGCAGATGCATCCGCACCTAATTGATGGTCAGGTGAAGATGAAGAAACTCCAGAGAACATAGAAGCAATCACTGCAGCATCATAAGAATCTCTTAATGCGTAAGCTGCAGAAGAAGTTGCTACTTCTTTGAAGTTAACGTGTGACATGTTTGTTTCAATATCATCTACGATGAATTTAAACGCCTTAGCACTATCTACAACTAAAGTTAACTCTTGGTCAGTTAATTTAGTTTGAGTAGTGTCAGAACCTCTTGTATAGTCCGATACGGAAATAACAGGTTCTTTAATAATCCTAACTGAGTCTCCGAAAGCAGAAATTTCACCAGCATAGTCGGTGTTAGTAATAGCTTCAACCACAGATGCTTTCCTAAAAAAGTTTAAAACCTTTTTGGAATATATCTTAGGTAGGAAAAAACTATTAGTTTGTCCACTTACGGAGTTTGCAAAGTTAGCATCAGTATCCGTTGAAGGTTCAAAAAATTGAGCCATAACAATACTCCTTTGTGTTTATAGTTTTATTTAACGATTCTGCCTTGTTGCATGGCTTCGCTGATTTCAGCTTCGTGTTTATCAAACTCTTCCATACTCATTGCAGCAATCTCCCTTTCAGACCATACCTTTTCGCTTTTAGGTTCTACAGTTGTTGTTTTAGTAGATACCATATCAGCAGCAGATTTGGTCTTTTTAGAAGTTGTCTTTTTAGGAGCAGCTTCTATACCTAAATCTTTTTTAAATAAATCTATTGCACGACTAGCTAAATCGGCATCGTCAGCATTTTTGTATATCCAATCTTGAATAGACTTTGGCTGCTCTTTTGCCCATGTATGAAAATCATCACTGTTTCTAACATCGTCAAAATCAGGATGTCTTTCCATTAACCTTTTTTCTGCTTCACGTTGAGAAATTTCTGCTTCACGTTCTTGGAGTTTACTAAGACGTTCTTCTAGAACTTTTGCCTTAGATTCACTTTGTAAGTGAGCAACAGTTTCTACAACTTCATAGACATCAGGATACTGTTGTTTGAACTGTTCAAGTTCTTCTTCAGTTTTAGGAGCTTGATATTCAGTTCTATTTTTAGTAGCTTCTTCAAGTAACTCCTGTTCCCTAGATTTAAACTCATTAAGTTTAGAATCATAATGTCTTTTTAAGTCATCGTAACGTTTTTTGTAATCTGGTTTCTTATAAGGTACATCCTTAGTAGTCTCCAAATTTTCTACTTCAACATTACCAGCTTGTTCTGCTTCGTTAACATCATCAGATTTAAATAATTTATTTTTTTCTGATGGGTCTTCAAAGTATAACTGCTCTGATGACTGAAAAGGTTTATCATCTCCTTCGTGCCAAGATTTTTTTAAATTATAAGGATTTGGCTGTTCCTCAGTTTTGACTTCTTCTGTCATTTTATACTCCTACTCAGGGCTTCGTTTAACAAGGTAGCTGCGGTGTGCACTTGCAGGGCTTGTCTTGTAAAGGTAGCCTTTCGGTTGTTATTATTATGATAAAGTGCCTGTAAACAGGGTAGCTTTATCGCCTAGCTTCTAACATGTGGTCTACCGGAAAGCATTTGCTTTTTAAGCTCGTCACCAACTAAGTCTTCTTCTTCTTGCATTGCTGCTTCAGAACCAACTGTTTCTTTGGTAACACGAATCTCCTGCCTAACTGGTTCTTGTTGAACCGGCATAGCAGTATCTTCTTCTTCCATTAGACCACCATCTTGAGCCATTTGTCTTCCTTCTGCTTGAGCTTCAGCTTGTTTCATTAGCGACATTAAATTGTCAGCTCCTAAAACTTCTACAGCCTTTGCAGTAAAGACAAACTCTCCATCCGACAACCTTGCGGGTATCGAATCAGAGACTTCCGTGCCCGGACCTTCAACAGGTCCAGAGCCTGAAAATTCCATTGCAACTTCCATAACTTTATCAAACAACATACTAAGTTGTGGATTTGCTTCTAATTCTTGCATAAGCATTTCTTCTTCATCTTCATCTAATGCTTCATCTATTAAAAAGTCTAAATAATTATCTTCCATCATTTCATCTGGAACTTGAGACTCTTCGATTGCCATTTCTTCTGCATTTTTTTCTGACATCATATCTGCCATTTGATTTTCCATATCAGGGGTTTCTTCTCTTTGCATCATGGAATCCATTTGGTCATCCATCATCATACCACCTTCTTGTTTTTTAGTTCGAATAGGTTGTTCTAAAGCTAATTCTAAATCTTTTGACTCTCCTAAAGTATATGCTTCTTCTAAAAGTTCTTCGATTCTTTTGTTATTAAAACCTCTTGCTCTTAATGCATTTGCATCTTGTGACATTTGGCTTGTTAAATTAGCTACTTCTTCAGCACTTGTTCCAGTTAAATCTGCTCCTTCATCTATTTGTTTTTGTAGTTTATCTAGTTGAGCATCAGAAACTTTTATAGAGTCTGTAGCTTTATTTTTATTTTTTCTAAGTAAAAATGAAATCATTTTTGTAATTGGTTTTACTAAAATACCACCACCACCAAAAACTTTTTCTCTTTCTTCTCTTAATATAGCAAAATCTTCACCGGTAATATCGCCATCATTATTTTTATCTAATTCTTTTTGACCACCGACTAATTCACCATCCGCATATCCTATACGAGAACTATCTGTACTTAATAAACCACCTTTTGAAAATTTTAAAGGCACTTCATCTTTTATTTCATTTATTACATCTAAAGCATCTTCTAATCTTTCAGAATCTATTCTTTTATCTCTTGCTCTAGTTTTTATAGTTTCTGCTGATTTTTGACGTAAAGCCGAAGTCATTGTTGATGGGTCTCCTCTACCTGCTTTTGCATCAATTTTAGCTAACTCTGATTTACGAGCTTTTTCTATTTGTTTTAATCCATCATCACCATATTTTTTAAATACAGCTCTTGGTCCTTTACTTTTTAATAAAGAAAGCCCAGCTCTTAATGCTGCTGCTCCTAAGACTATAATTGGTGCTGCCATAATTTTCTCCTATTACTCTAATCTACTAAGTGCTTCTTTAACCTGCTCCGGTAGGGATTCCAACCGTGCCAGAGAATGTATCCTCCCCTGCAACCGGTACATCTCCGATTCCGATGTTGCCACCGCCAGTGCCTGTAGCTCCAAGGTCTTGAGGTTCGACAGGTGTTCCGCCAAGACCTCCCATACCTGCTGGTTGTTGACTACCGGGTTGAGCTTCCTCGCCTGTGTTTTGTTGAGCATTTTGCATTCCTATAATTTGTGCCATGATAGCTGCTTCCTCTGGGTCATTCAGAATTTCATCTGGGTCGAGGTCTAAGCTGT